GGTCCCAATATTGCTGTTGAATATCATAGAAACGATTAGCGGACTCAAAAGGATCAGCACCTAAGGCCAGAGCTTGAGTACCCCATAATCCTGATCTCTGAAGAGCGCCTGAGTAAATGTCCTGTAGTTCTGGGGATAGGTTAAGAAGGGCTGTACGTGAGGCTTCATCGAACCCTGCAGTACCACCTAAGGAACCTACACCCCAAGGCTGTGCAGCAGCTTCCGCAGCGGCAGCATTAGCCCTCATAGCGTCTGCCTGAGCCTGTGCTGCAGCCGTAGCAGCATCGGCTTTTTGAGAAGCACCTAGGTAACTAAGCCCTCCACCAATAGCTGCCCCTACTAGATCAGAAGCATTCTTTGTGAAGAAATTTCCTACCGCATCAAATAGACCACCTAACATATTATTATTCCTCTTTACCTAATTTTACCTTGTTTTGTGAGTAAGGTCGTATTGACCAAGCTTGAGTAATTGCCATTAACTTCTGTAGTCATTTTTAACCTAATCACTCGACCAGTTCTTCCTAAGGGAACTTTATATTCTTTAGCAGTTGAAGGAGAAGCATAAATAGCTGCACCATATAGGGAATTAAGTTTACCGTAAAGATAAGTAGTCCCTTGTGTAGTTAAGGAAAATGACTTAGAGTACGGAGAACCACTATCGTAGTCTTTATAAATAAAGATTTCAGAAGTAGCTCCTCTGCCTCCAACAAATGTAAATAAACCTGCCTTTACAATTTTAGCAATGACGGGGTTATTCAAATCTAACCAAGCCGACTGCCAAGTGTAATTATAATTATTGTTAGTGTAACTCCAACAAGTTGAGGTTTCCCAGGTATTATTAGCAGCTTCACATACCGACTGGTTTCCATAAGTACCAGTTACATCAGAAATGGTTACATCATAGTAATCAGAGTATTCAGCTACGGAGTCACTTAAGCCCAAATATAAAGTACCGTCAATAGTCCCTAATCCACATAAAGGGGCTGATGTAAAGGACCAAGTAGTGATCCTAGGACGATTCTGAGAAGCAAAAAGAATCATATCAAAAACATAGCACTTTCGACTTCCAGGAAAAAACGTAACTATAATACCGTCTTCAGGGTAATAACTAGACTTTACAGTAGTTAAATCCGCCGAAGCTAAAAGACGAGTAAGGTCGTTACGGATAGCTAAAGATAAATCATCAATAGGAGACTTACCGTCATTCTGGACAGTACGAGTTAAGCTTCTTAAGCCTTCATAGCTCATAAAAATAATGTCAGTATTTACGTAGGAAATATTATCCCTACCTGCAAGACCAATACCTTTAATGACTTCATCTAAAACCATATTAGCAGGATCATCTGCACCAGTATAGATTACAATATTTTGTTTACCAAAGATAATCAGTTTATTTTCAATGGAGCCTAAACCAACTACTTCGTCATTACCCCAAACAGTCTTTAAGTCTACAATACCAGACGCACCACCACTAAGAGCTTCTCCAATTAAGTTATCGGAGTAGAATACCACACCAGGAGCCTCAGTAACACCACCGTACCACATACGTCCAAATTCACCTAAAGCACAGGACGGATCAAAAGTGGTAATCCCGGCAGGGGCAAGATAAGTCCCTAAGTCCTCCATATCGTACCAATTAGTACCGTCAAAGTTAACCACTTTATGACTACTCTGGACACCCCAGAATTCATCATTAAAGTTAACCCATTGCCAGTTCCCATTACTGATGGTCTGAGGAGTTCCTGAGAAGGCTTGAGAAGTTAAAGAATATGGAGTGACAGTTGTATCAAGCTTATAAATAGCATTTCCAGCACCAGCATAGTATTCCCTCGTTCTGTCTGCTTTGATATAACACCCTATAGATTTAATACTTGATCCAATGGTTTTAGAGACTTGTTTAATCCCTTTTCTAGACGAAATACGACCTTGGTAATCGAATACCACATTATCGGCAGCAGTCAACCACTCCGGCCCAAGAGTAGCATCTTGAGATTGAGTATTTAACCCTGCTGATCCAAGTCCACTAAGGACTATTGGTGTAATAGGTTTAGTCGGCATACCAAGTCGTTTCATTCACTGTACGGTTTTCATCCTGAGAAATAGCGTCTGAAAGTGCATTAGAGAACATAGAACTAGCTAAGTCAGTCATCGTACCCCCATCTTCACCCCGTTCTGCAATAGCCATACTATAGGCTCCTAATACAACAGGATGCTCAGGAACAGTCATAGTCTCAGTGGCAGTAGTTAAGTCATCCTGAGGCTGCACTGCATGGACCCTAATGTTATAGGCAGCGTCTGGAGTAGGCCAAAAGCTAATCTCATTATTCTTTAAACGATAATACATAGGTTGACCAGTTTGAGAGTCACCAATGTACGTAAAGCGATAGAAGTCTTTATCTGAAATATGTTTCAATTCAGAGTCATTTGTATCGTCTAAGACTTGCATAATACGAGCTTTATAGTCTAAGTTACTCATAGTATAACTTACAGTCCCACTAGACGTAGCAACAGTCTCAACAGTACGTAATACACCCCAATCCCAAGCATTCTCAACTAAATGCTTAGATTGATTTACTAACTCACCAATAAGCTTCTGATAATCATCGACGTCTGATGAATCATTAATATCACCAGTCCAATCCGAAGTGATTGTATCTTCCCGAAGACGAGTCAGGACTTTGTTAATGATCTGTCTAAAAGCCATTATTTAGATACCCCTTTGAATTTCTCATACGTCCTCATACCACCTAATCCCAACATACCAAGCATAACTGTAAGTAAACTTTCCATATCAAAAGATAACTGAGGAGGAGTAAAATTTAAGTATAAACTTAAGACTTGCAAAAGTGGAAATAAAACATAATGCATAGCAAATGCAGAACCACAGGTCCATCCAATAAACGGTCTCCATCCAGCTACAAAAACAGTCCTATGGGCTGCTTCCTGTTTATTAACTTCCATCTGAGCTACATCAGCAGCTAATAAGTCTTTTCGTAATTCTTGTTCAGCTTTAATCTTTTCCTGAGGATCAGGAATAAACTTATTGATAATTTTTAAACCGGAAGCAATAGCGTCATCAATACCAAAAGCCATTACCTAAGCTCCCAATGTGGCATATCCCATTCCCATAAATCATAACCCCAGTGTAAATTAATTACCCCATGCTTTTCTGCGGCTGCATAGACCACTTCGGCTAACTCATGGAACCTTTGTAGGTTCTCCCAATCTATAGGGTAAGGTACAATATCAACAGCAAGAGAAGGATACTGGTTATGCTTAGACTTAGGAAAAGGGAGCTTTGACGCTCCAGTTTTGAAGAATTCATCTTGCTTCTCCTTAGTCCTATGTCCTTCAATAACACTGAAATCGTAGTGTTTAATGGCCTCATGTAGAACTAACTGGATATTAGGATGTACTGTCTCAAGACAGTCTAGTGATCTGTTTCCAAAACTAGGCATTATTTTTTCTTTCGTTTCTTAGGAAAACCGGCTTTCATGTTTGAGTAAGCTTTTTTGCTAATTGTACTTTTAGATTTTGGCCTAGAAATACCTAATTTTTTACGTTTATTAATATTAGCGTACAAACCTTGTTTTACCATTTTTTACAACTCCAGTATCGGGCTGAAAGTTTATTAGGTGGATTTGTATCACATTTGTGTCTAGCCCTAAAACTTTTTCTTCGTGCCGGTTGATCTTTTTTAATTGTCATATTTGGATCACCAAAACGGATTAATCGAATATCATTGCCATCTTTTGCTAACACAGCAAATTTTTTAGATTTTCCGGGTGTACGTTTAGGTTTATTATATCCCGAAAAAGTTTCATTTCTATACTTTATAGTCATTTCTTTTTAGCTTTTTTCTTTTGAGATTTTTTAGCTTTTTTAGCTGCTGCATAACCAGCTTTTGTATATGGATAATGTTTTCCTGCAACTTTAGGCATCTTATTTCTCCTTATGATCTTTGTATAAAACATACAAACGGCTACAAACAAGAATAAGTGTTACTACTGTTATACCAAATTGCGCCCATTCTTCAAAAATATGTAACCACCACGGCATTGTTAATGCTGGTGTTGCAATGGCTCCATCAATTATTAATTTTTCTTTCATACTTATTCTACTTTAGGATGTTTGCCATTGTGCATGGTAATTAATTTTGAGATATCTTTTTCAGCCCTGTCAATACGTGTAATAATATTAGACATTTCTCTGTGCCTTGCTGCTTCATTAGAAGGGTCCATCATCTTGGCAAGCACTCCAAGCTTTTGTGATTGCGTTTCAATTTGAGTATGACCTTTATCAAGTCGTTGATCAAATGTCCGATATCTAGCTTCTAAATCATGTAGCATTTCCACAATATTTTTAATTTGTGATTGCGCTACAGCCGCTGCTCCAGCAACACTAAAAATAATGCCACCGATTGTGACAACCAATCCAATGTCAATTGAGCCTTCCAATTTACCGTACTCTCATATTAGATTTAGGACCAAGCTTTTTTCTATGCTTTAGTCCTGCTGGTTTAGTCCGCCGCTTAATGACTTTGCGGTGACTCTTTTTGTTGCTGACTTTTTTAGCCATCACCTTGCCCTCGCTTGTTCAACACCGTCGCCGCCGAACGGGTACTCAGCTAAGGCTAGGTAAATATATGTTTTGCTACTGTTGTTAATATCACTTACAGCACGAGGTTTGAAGCCGTTTGCTGTGAAGTCTAATGACGTTCCGGCATCTTCCTCATTTGGAAGGTTAGGCGATAGGTTGGCGTCGACAACGTTGTAAGGGTCACGGGCATTATCAAACATCACCCAATCTTGGCTATCGTCTATATTCTTGATTAAAACGAACGCTGGTTTAAACCCGCTTGCACCATCATCCACGACAACATACGGCCCATCTGCATCGCCGTTGCCGGTGTAACTACCGATGCCGATTAGGCCGGAGGTGCGGGCGAAGGCGTAGAAGATACAGTTATTGATCCAATCGCTATTGCCGAATGAAAATACGGAACTCGTAGGTGCCGTGTTGTTCCACATGGCACGAGGTATTGCGGCACTAGTGCTTTCCAAGAACAGTGCTTTGGTTTCACCTATATCCTTATGGTAGACACCCCAAGAATACGTATTATCACGCGGCTTTCCGATAATCATCTCTGGTGCTTGACCCATACCGTGGCCAATAGTTCCACTACTGGTCGCCCCAACATTTGAATTGATGATGGCAAAGCCGTTATGGTCGGCTACGGATACCGTCGAAGAAATCGAGCCGTCAGTGTTAGCAGAACCAGCGCCACCGGCTTTAAGCATCCACATGATGCAACTCTCTGAGGCGGTATGGTTAATACCGAGAGCATTTGTTGCATCGTTACCTAACGTCACGCCACCGGCGTCGAATGTCTTTAACGTGTCAGATTCGCTTGCTTCTGCTTGGGTAAGGTTGGAACTCAGCCGGTTCCCAGCACCGCGTAGAACATCATAAATGAGATGCCTATCGGTTTGGTCACGGTTCTTCTGCCATACGAAGTCGGGAGTTACATCATTACCCCCCGCATCTGTAAAGCCAGTGACCTGAAGTCCATCCGAACCCGTTGTCGTGTAGGTGACTGCCTTGAAGTAAGCTGACGGATCGGTGATGGCGGGGGCGGGGAGGTTTTCGGTCGAAAGCTCAAGAAACCCGGTCGGCTTCGTAAAACTCCAATCCGCTTCTTCAAGCAATGTCGAGGCCGACGACGGAGTGACAATACCGAAGGCGCAAAACAGCATTTGCGTTCCAGCCGTATAGGTCATTGTTGCGTTGGTGCCGCTGCCCGGTTCATCTGATGATCGGCGTGTGCCGGAACTGTCGAACCAATAGAGCGTTGAGGCACTGTCATCCCACCAGCCGACCCAAGCCTTTCCGTCGTCGGCGTCCAGGGCCACAATCATTTGGTCGCCAGAGGCGAAGTTGTATCCGGTTGCGGTTACCGTTCCGCCGCTTGCAACCACGACTTCGGTCGGGTCAACGCCCGAACGATCATAGATGCTGCAAGAGTCAGACCCGAAGTCTGCGCCACCGGGGAACGCATTGCCAGCTGTGCCGGGTGTGAATGAGGCAACGGTTGAGACGCCAATCCCATGCGCCATCGACCCAGCCCCAAGGTCTGGCATATCGCAAGCGATGATGTATTTACCGCTAGTGACCGAAATGGTCAGTGCGGCATTCTGCCAATAACTTGCATCGTTCGCCGCCCATGAGCGGTTGCCGTTTGACAGTGTAAGTCGCCCCGCTGTCGGTTGATAGTAAAGCGGGTTTACGACGGCTCGGTTCCCATACCCATTCGTCGCATCATTGGTCGGGCTGTCGTTGGTGGCGGTGATGGTGCCGGTCTTGGTGACACTATGTGCCGTACCGGAACGGGTCAGCGTCCCCGCCGCCATGTCGGTGCCGCCAGTAATTTGCACACCGTTGGTTCCGAGTGACAGGCTAGAGGCGTCTGCAATGCTCCAACCATTCCCGACCGCTTCGCCGTAGTCGCTGATCGAAGCCGCAACACCGTCTTGATAGGTCAGTCGGGCAATCGCCAAGTCGAGATAGCCAGAAGTCGTCCACGGCTTGCGACCGATATAATGGGCTTCGGTGTGGCCGAACATACCGTTGTCGCCGGTCGGCGCATCACTGGTGTCGAATGCTGCAACAGCCGTGCCGTTCACATAGAGCGTGACCGTGTTGCCGTTGCGAATGACGACGACTTGATACCAAGCGCTGTAGTCGCGGAACAGTGCGGTCGTTTCGTAGTGCACGACTGTTGAGCCGCCAACGATAATCTCGTAGTGGAGGTTGCCGGTGGCGTCGATGTAGAGCCGCTCGACGTTGTTGCCTGCGCCGTCGCTGGCCGTGAAGATATGTTGATCGGTGGCAAGCGAAAACAGCTTGAACACCGCTTCAACCGTCATCACCGTGCGGCTATCGCCGGTTCCTGCCGGGGTCCAATTGTGATGATTTGCCCCAGCGTCAGCGAAGTTCGCGCTGCCCTCGATGACATACCCGCCAGCACCCGGCATAAGGATTTTAAGAGGAGGAAGGTTTAGCATTATGCCACCGTTGAGTTAGGAGCCAACCACGTATTCGTGGCGATCTTCAAGAGAGACGCCCCAGCGTACTGCGCCAGGGTGAAGCTGCCAGCAGAGACCCCATTGATCGTAACGCCGGTATCACCAGAAACGGTAACCTCACCTGCGCCAATGTTGACAACATCAATACGGGTTTCATCCGCCGTGAAGGCAACCGAAGCGTTCGTTGGGATTGTGACGGCTACGGCACTTGCGTTACTTAGCGAGACAGTCTTGAGGTTATCCGTCAGTGCCAGTGTGTACGTGGTGCCTGTCTGAGCGTTACGCCCAGCGATTGCCTTGGTGGGATCAACAGCGTCATCCGCGAGTTGCGTCGTATCAACACCACCTGTGCCCACGCTGATCGTGCGACCAGACTGCGTGATCGTGGTGCCATCAACGACAAAACGAGAGATCAGACGAGCCGACCAATCATCTGGGGTTCCATCAATGCTGATGAAGTGGACAACATCACCGACAGCCGTAAGCCCGGTGTAGTCTGCTGCTGCACCGTTGATCGTGTCAGTGCCGTCCCGCGCAATCGTGATGCTGTTGGATGCGTCAAGAACTTCAAAGCCAAGCGTCAGCCCGTCCGTTGTTCCGACAGCAGGGAGGTTGATTGTGATCGACCCGCCACTAGCGTCGAGAATGTAATACTTACGAGCATCCGTGGTTTCGATGTCCGTCGTGCCGGACGTGATGGAAACAACGTCAGCCCACCCCTGCGCCGCTGCCGCTGCTGCCGCTTCGCTTGCCGCTGCGTTAGTCTCTGAGGTTCCAGCGTTGGTTTCACTGACAGCTGCCGCTGCTGCTGATGCCGCTGCTGCTAACTCAGAGTTATACGCTTCTGCCGCTGAGTTTGACGCTGAGGATGCACTAGCAGAGGCTGACGCTGCATTTGATGCGTTAAGAGCAACAGCAGACGCCAACGTCGCTGAATCTCTAGTGTCCACGTAGTTCTTAGTGGCAGCATCCTGAGCAGAAGTGGGGTCCGCTACGTTTTCAATCTGCTGAGACGTAGCGTCATACTTGATCCCGTCAGTTCTCAAGGAGTATGTTGCATCATCAGCTGCTTCTTGCACAGCGTACAACAGCTGATCATTCTGGTCGTTGTGCAGAGCCGCCGTCTGGACAGAACCATCAACGAAAGTCGTAGTTTTAGAGGTAATCGGAGTGTTCCGAGTGATGATAACATCACCCGTGGGCGCTGGGGAGATACGGACAACTGACGGTGACGGGAGTGTGAACGAGGTGCTTACCCCGTCCACAGTCGCCGAGAGATCACTTGAATCTAGATACCCGAAGGATATCGCGTAGTCCGTGACTGACCCCGTCTGACCCGGATAGGAGACGGAAGCAAAAGCCATGTTAATTCCTTAGAAATTCTGGGAGTAGTTTTTCGTCCACAAGGTTGGGACTGAGTTTGAAGGCTCTAGCCTTAGCGATAACTTCAGCTGGGAGTACATACTGAAGTTCAGGGTTTTCCTGAATTAGCGTGTAGTAGGCAGCTTCACGGTAAGCATTAATGATACTACCCATGATCTCTGTGCGAGGCCCAGGTTTACCATTAGCTCCGTAACCACCGTCCTTATAAGCGTTAGACTGAAAGGCAGCGGATAGGGCTTCTTCAAGTGTCTTGCCGTTGTACACTACAGTACCACTGAGTTCCTTCCAGCGGTCATACGCCGAGCGAACCCCTGCGTTACCCTCTAAGACGTTCCCAGCTTTATCTGTGCGGGGAGCCTTAGCGGTGTACTTCGCTAGGTTAATCCCATCTTTTTTCTCAGAGGGGAAACTGAAGGACATCCCAGAGAACTTCTCAGCGGTGAAGATTTCCTCCAACACTGGGTTATCATTAGGATTACGTGCTGCCGTGATGAGCCAATCAGCTGCTGGGGTAGTCTCAATGCGGTTCCCTAAGCGATCCCTGACGGTATCATTAGGAACAAGATCAAGGTAACCCTCGAGACCCTTAAAGAGCGTGTCAGTGAACACTGAGCCTGTAGCGCTAGTCTTTTCTTGCTCAAACTCATTATCAAGCATCATCCCCTTCTTAGCGATATTAGGGATAAGGGTGCCTGCCTCACGTGCTAACATTCTGATTAACTCTTCGCCAACCTTGGAGTCACCCGAGGAGACATCACCAGCAAACGTGAGCCACTTATCAAACCCCTCCATCATGGGGGAGCTTGTGGTGGACCCAACGAATGACATGAACGCTGACGATAGGACGTTATCAATTTGTTGTTGGTGAGAGATATACCGATCATAGCTGTTAGCCATCATCTTGTTCTTACGCTCAACAACGGTAGCGATCATACGCAGAGGTGTAGCGAAAGGTTCCCACTGAGAGTAGTTGTACCACTCACCGTTAATCTTAATGGATTCAGCCGGGATGTTTGTCTCTTTGTAAAACTCACGATCCTCACGGTCATAAGACCCTGTGATTAACCCTTGTTCAGCTAGAGTCCACGCAGTTGTGACATAGGCCATTCCAGCCATCATCTCACCACGAGCGCGGTATTTAGCCATAGCACCGTTGTGACCCAGTAGGTCATGACGATACCTAGAGCCTATCAGGTTGAACCCAGGAGAGAGCCTCATGCCTTGCTCAAGGAGACGCATAGGTGTCCTGTAGAACGGCGTGATAATGATACGCATGGAAGGGTGCCAGTTAAGAACTGACTGCCCACTAGCGAGGAGACGTTCCATTCCATACTGAGATTTAGCATCAAAGTCCTTAGTGAAGGTGCGAATCTCAGCCAACTCACGGGCCTGTGGGTTAATACCCCATCCATCTTTATCATAAGATGCCTCGAGATATTGCCTTAGGAACGCATCACGCTCCTTACCCTTAAGACCCTTAGCGCTTGCCGCTTTGTTAGCCTCGAGAGACACAGCTGCCCCGTAGTTTAACTCTTTGAAGGCAGTATCAGTTGCCACCAAGATGCGCCCAAAGACACGCCATAGCGGGCCACCAAGCTTATTAGGGATGATGTCCGTGGCGTTGTTCTCTGCTCGAGAGCCTGAGCCTGTGACACGAGTTTCACCT